TTCTGGAACATCAGGATTATCGGGTTCAAGTGGATCTTCTGGAACATCAGGATTAACATTTAGCCCAACAGGATATCACGGGGTTGGTATATATGCTGGTGGTTCTATAAACACATCAATAAACAATGCTGGCCCAGGAACAGGTGCTTCATACTTGGCGACAAATAGAATATTCTTACAACCTTTTGTTCCTTTCAGAACATTTACAGCAACATCAATTTCTTGTGAAATAACATCACCTGGAACAGCAACAAATCTTTATTTAAGAGTTTATGATGATGTTAATGGAACACCAACAAACTTTTTATATGGTGGAACATTTAGTGGAACTGCCGCTGTTAAAACATATACATATTCATATCAATTTGAAGGTGGTAAATTATATTGGATTGGTTGTAATTCAGATGGAACCGCAACTATGAGGGCTGTTCCTTCGGCATCATCTATGATGATTAATTATGTTAATTCATCAACTTATGGAAGTGCCTGGACTTTTACACAAACAAGCACATCAACAACTATAAGTGGTTCAAGAACTATACAAAACCTTGGTTCGATTAATATATCATTTGCGGTGGCAAGTGTTCCATAAAAACAAATTAAATTATGAAAACAATAAAACACGAAATTTATGATGAAAGCGGGCTTATAGAAGTTCGTGAATATCAAGTTGAAGAAGATAATATCGAACAAGAAATTGCTGATAAAGAAGCACAACTTTTACAGATTTATAATGAAATTCAAGAATTGAAAAACAAACAGAATTAAATTAAACATATACAATATGAGCGCAATCGATTGGGAATTAATTAGAAAAAGGATGATATTGATGAAATATCAACCAGCATACTTTGCTTCAACAACACCACCAACATCAAACTGGATATTGGCACTTGGTGTTTGGAACGATGGTGGTGATTGGATTGATGCTGAAAATTGGATTGATTAAAAAGAAAATATAAAAATATGAGTTTAACACACATAAACAATGGCGACACGGGGCTTCAAGCCAGAACAAAAATCAATGCTTCTTTTACAGCAATTGATAATTTGCCTTTGCCTTCATCAGCAACTATTCAAACAACAAATGGTGCCACAACATCAATTGCTTCAATTTCTATGGGAACTTATTCAGTTTATTCAGTTGAGGCAACTATATCTGGTTATGACGCAACAAATCAATTAGCATACGGATCGCAATTGTTTGCGACTTTTAAGAAAGTTGGTTCAACCGTAAGTCAAATATCAACAACAGATGTTTATGAAAAGTCAGGATTTTCAACAGCAACTTCACATCTATACGCAGATGGTGATATAGATATATCAGTTATTGGTGAAGCATCAAAAACAATTAACTGGATTGTAAATTATTCAATAACAAAAATATAATATAAATTATGATAATCAGAAACGATATAATATCAGAAGCAAGTTTTGCTTCTTGGCAACCAACTTCTATAACAAACTTATCTGATTGGTGGGTCGCATCATCTGGATTAAGTTTAAGTGGCTCATCTGTAAATAGTTGGTCTGGATTAAATTCAACATCTTTTGTTCCAGCAACATCAATAAAAGCGGCATACATATCAAGTGATCCAAATCTTAATGATTTGCCTTCAATTCAATTAAATCCTGGATCTGTCGGTGGTGATAATGGTTATTGGGTTGATAGTGCTTATAGTGCGCTTGGTAAAACAATGATTATCATTGGTTATATGATTGCTCCTCGTGGTGAAAACTGCGTAATGAGTATAGATACGGTTGATGGAACACCTTATGTTAATGGTTCAGGAGCACACGCTTCTATATTCGGGCACGATGCTGGTGATTATTGGGCTTACTATGCTGGTTCAGGTGGTTCAAATACTTCTTTTTTAACTTTGAATTATCCATCAAATAACAATTCATTTTTATATGCGATGATTACGACTGATGCGATTACAGCAAAAGCAGATTTTTATACATCAATTTCACCTTCATTAAACAATAGTTTATTTACAAAAACTGGAATTGAAACTGGTTTAGACACATACAACACTTTGATATTAGGTGGTTATAATGGTGCTTATGGTGAAACACCAAAAATGAATATTTCAGAAGTTATATCATTAAATGGAACTATAAAAGATATTGATAAAATAAATTTGGATAATTACATATCAAATAAATATTTTAACATATAATTTATATGTATATTCCAAAATCAGTAAAAATCGGTGAAGTTGAAGTTGATGGGAAAACTTATCAAGTTCAATCACCAAGGCATATTGTAAGAAAAGAAAAGATAAAGAACTTGTTTCAAATAAAAAAGCCACTTAATTAAGTGGCTTTTTCTTTTATTGTAAGATTGCTTTTGCGCTCCATTGATGACGGCACCAAGGTGTTGTGTTCGGGCCTCTTTTGCCACCAGGTGTTGTATAAAAACCACCTTTATATTGAAACACATCAGGCGGATTAATTCCCATCTTAATCAAGTGTGAATTTGATAATTGTTGAATTTCATCATAAGTATAAGTTTTACCAAGATTTGTTTCACAGAAAGGTCGGCTTGAACCACCTTCTTTTAATGGCGGAGCATCAGGTCGTAATTCATATGTATAAACAACTTTAATGCTTACAAACTTCATATCAAATTCATTTATCATATCTTGTGCTGCTTTGGCTTCATCGAGGTTATTGATTACAATCGATTTAAGAACATTAAAATCATTTTTGATACTTCCCATCAAATTCATTCTTTCGATGATTGGATCGGCTCCTGTAAGCAATAAATCATATTCATATTTATTATCAAGTTCTTTAACTTCACCAAACACAAGCGCATCTTCATTTAAGTTTGCTTGTTTTAATTTATTCCAAACCTTTTTATCTTTACGATAAATCTTTCTTGCCGATCTGATATGAACTTTGAAACCTGCTTCTTTATATTGTTTTGCGATTTCAGGATCGAAATCTTCATTGAAAATAACTTTCTTACTTTTACCAAACTTATAACCAATACCAGGCAGAGCATCAACAACATCAGAATTGTTATCAATATGTTTATCAATTCCTAATTCTTTAATCTTTTCTTCTTTTGCTTTGTTTGAGCCAGTGGCATAAACTCGTGAGTGAGGAATTCCTAATTCGTCAGCAACTGCCAACATACCTTCTTTATCACTTCTTGCTGATATGATATAAACATCATCGCCTCTTTCAATTGCGGCAATTGCCAATTCTTTTCCACGGCTTGTTGAAAGCGTGTCGTCGTAATCAAAACTTACTTTTGAAAAGTTTATTTCTGCTGGTGGAAAGTCAGTTGATGCTGATGCTCCAAAGTTTTCCCACTTTGAATAACATATAGCCGCCGCTTGTGAAGGATCGACACCGTTTGCGATTTCAATTCCTATACAACGACCCATAAATTCATCTTTACTTTCGCCTTCTTTCTTATTTATTGGCATAATCTTAATGATTTCTTTTTATATTATGTTTGATAAACCGCAATTGTTTATTTTACACCACCATTATCATACCACCAAGTTTTTAATCGATTATAAACCCTTTGACGGCAACCACCACAAGATTTTGAATACTCCATATGATCTGGATAAACTCGATTATGAAGATTGAATAATCTTGTTATAACTTCTGCGTTATGATTATGATTTTCTTTTCCGACTAATGATTTCATTAAATCATCGACTTCGTTAAATAATTCGTTATTCATATTGTTCTGTTTAATTTTTGATAAATAAGTTCTGATATAATTCCACATAATGCCGCTCCTATAATATCTATTTGATTGAAAGCAAAAAGTTTATACCAAAAGTATAAATGAAATGACGAACACATCGCACATTCAAGTAATCTGAAATACCAAGTTGTTTCATTTTTTAAGATTAATCTTCTTAATCTTATCGTTGGCTCTGACGCAATCCACATTACACCAATCGCCGCAATTCCAATTATTAGTTCCCAAGGCATCTTTCTTTAATTTTATTTTTTAATTCGTTTATCATATTATAAACGGCTGAAAGTGGAATATCAAGTTTCTTACTTATGGCACGCATCGGCATCATATTTGTAAAATAAAGATCCCACATTACTTTATCGTGAGTTTCCATCTTTAAGTATATCTGTCGTAATCGTGTTAAGTTAATGACTTGTTCTTCACCAAAGTTTCTGTGTAAATCCATTAACCAATCTTTAATATCTTCACGCTCAACATCACAATAAATATCTATGAATTGTTCTTCGCTTCCTTCATATTCACCATCATCAAAGAAATCTTTATTAACTGAATTTGAAAAGCCACGATCGTTATCATCATACTTTACATCAGGATTAAGATTATTAACTGCGATTGATTTATTAAAATCTGAATTTCGCCAATTAACTGAATTCTTCATCCAGGTTTGCGTGAATTTTATTCGTTGTTCGTTATCGGGTATGTTATTAAACTTAACCCAATTCTTATCAAGATATAAAACATAATGCGCCAGTAATTCCCTCCACTCGACAGGATGCCAATGTTTAGCCCATCTTTCAAGAATATTGTAATTATCTTCAATCCATATACCACCGTTCATCAAGATTATTTAATTTTATATGGAAAACACTCCATTGCCGTCATTTGCGCCATCAAGTGAAACAAGTTGAATTTCGTTGTTATCATCACCTTTCTTGCCGTAAATCTTTTTATAGCCAGCCGCAACACCACGCTTGAATATTTCCGTCATATACGAAAAAGCGTTATCACCCTTGCCTTCATCGAAATTATACCAATTAGCAAACATTTGAATATAACCATTTTGTAAGCAATCAAGTTTATCATCTTGATTTTTGTAATAAAACTTTTTGATGATGTTTTTGCCTAAAAGAATAAGCATCTTTTCAGCATTTCTTGTAAGTTTGCCTTGTGCTTTTGAAACAATTAATTCACAATATAAATCTTTTGAAGATAAATATTCTTTACTTTTCTTTGTAATATACTTTTCAGACATTTAATATCATTTCAATTTTTTTATCACGCTTCTTTTCAATGATTAATCGATCTATGATATCACAACAATCTTCAAAGTTTTCAATTGTTTGTTTCTTATAAATGATGTAATGACTTTTAAGAACTTCAATTCCTTTATGAATATCGATTTCTTCTATGTAAAACAGATTATCTTTATCAATTTGATTTGTTTCTTTCCAGTAATGATAAACTGATGTTCCACGCTTACAGATAACTAATCTTTTAACGATTATTCTTTTATTCAACTCATTGCTTTATTTTTATCGTATATCTGTTTTAAATCTTTCAACATATATATTATTTGACCTTCCATTTCCATATTATCATAACCTTTTCCGTTTAACAAGTTTTCTTCACCCATTACACTTAAATAAAGATCGACTAATCTGAAATGATCGACTGGATCATAACCACCAAACTTATATCTTACAATTATCAATCTTATTGCTTCAAGTATATGCTTATCAAGTCGTGCGTTCTTTAACTTATCTTTCTTTTCTTTTGAAGATAACATATCACGAATTGGAACATAACATCTTTTACAAAGTGATTTTGTTGTTCGATCCAATATTTCATCACCACACTTATCACACTTTTTTCCACCAACCTTTCTATAAATTCTGGCATAACAAGTTCGGCAATATTGGCTTGATGCTTTTTTAATTGGTTTGCCTCGTTTGTTTGTTCCACCGAATAATCCACCACACGATAAACAATTTTCAGTAATGATGCGTTTTCCATCTTCATCATACTTAATGTTGTTGTTGGCACAATCCCTTCTTTTAACATAATGATTATATGAATAACAACGATGGCAATTGCCTTTTGATCTTTCTTTGAATTCATCAGTGAATTCTTTTTTACATCTTAAACAATGAGTATGTAATGGTTTCATATTACTTTATATGAATTATAAGCCAGTAAGTTTATAAAACAAAAAAGCCATCATACTCGAATGACGGCCTTTAAGCATATGAAACAAAGAAAAGTTTTACTTGTTTTTAAGATTTCTTTTATATTCTTTCTGGTAAATGTTCCACTTTTCAGGGTGTTTTTGTTGGTAAGTTTGATAACCTTTTGCTTTTCTTCTTAACCAAGAACACTTTTTACAAAAGTTTAACTTCCACTTTTTTCTTACTGATTGAAAATCATCGATTGACTTTTCTTGATTACAATCGATACAAACCTTTGTAATCATTATAACCAGTTATTTTGTTGTCGTTTATTGATTGCGGCGATAACTTCGTTTAAGAATTCAATATCTTTTGGTGTGTCGATATTCGCTTTGAACTTTGGTGAAACAGCAAGATCACGAGCCCATATACACCACTCTTTAAATGCTATTAATGACTTAAAGTTTTCAATAATGCTTTCAAGTGATTTAACATTACAACCGATATATCTTTTATCACGACGAATATAAATGTGTTTATCATCAACATAATCAAAAAGCCCTAACCAAAGTTTTGGTTGCTTTATTGTTTTTTCATCAATTTCATCGACTTCGATAAATGTTCTTTTCTTACCTGACTGATAAGTAATTGTGATTGATCGAATATCATCTTCAACAGGTTTAACTTCTTTAATTCCATCAAGACCTTTAACAAATTCAGTAAGTGTTCTTTTACTTAAATCTTGTGCGATTACAAAGTTTAATTGTTTGATGATATAATCGTGATGATTAAATAAAGTATAATCAGACATACCAATCATTTTACTTTGTGCCGCTAATTTGCCTGCTGTTGATTTGATTATTGTTTTAATGTTTGATAAGTTTGGTGCTTCTTTTCCATACATACGAAAAACTTCATCAACAATTTTGTTTAATTTAACCTTTGTTTCAGGTTTAAGAAATGTTTTTTTACTCATAATAATATTTTTTATTTTTAAGTTATATGCCTTATTTTCAAAAAGATGGAAATTATTTTCCTAAAATATTTAAAATCGATAAATTTCTTATCATCTTTTTATGAATATCAGGCATCTGATCCAAGTAAGGATAAACTCCACCATCACAATTATCATACAAACTTTCAAGAAAGTCGCTGATATATCTGTAAATATATTCTATATCATCTTTACTTAAATCTTCAAACTTAATTAAATCTTCGTGATTTATATGTTGTTCGCTTTGATTGATAAGTTGATCGTTAAGATCATCAAGAACATTATCAATTGTAAATATTTCACCAGCAATATAATCTGGGTGTGATTGAAGTTCTTCAATTATTTCTTCTATACTTCTCATTTAAGTAAGATGTTAAGTTTTAAATCACGACGAATTGAATTAAGATTAATATCGTTTTCAACTTCATCACAATAAAGTGCGATATCAAAATCAGTCGCCAAATCATCATCGGTGTCTCGTGGTTCAATAAATTGTGCCACATAGAACTTTCTATGTATGCCGTCAGGATCGTTCATATAAATGAAAGAACCAGGTAAAACAAGTGTTGGTAAATCACTGAAAAAGAAACCACCATCGATTAAAACACAAAAGTATTGATAATCGTTATTTACATTGTTAAGTATATGGTTTGTTAAATTACACATATTAGTCATTTAGTAATATTTTTATTTTTTTATCACGCCCAAACATATTGTTAATTCTTTTAAATGTGATCGCATCTTCATAATCAATCTCATTTGTTTGATTTGTGTGATCGTCAGGAAAACTTAATATAAAGTTCGGGTCATCAAAGTCAAACGGGTTCCATAACCAATCTTCGATTTCTTCATCTTCAACGCCACAATAAATAAAGTGCTTGAATAGTTCATATGAAAAATCATCTTTATATTCAAAAGTTTCCAAGAATTCTTTTTTTTCTATATTAATCATATTATCAGTTGGCTAAATTATCTAAATATTTTAAGTCGTCGCTTAATTCATCAGCATCGATTTCTTTGTTGTTTGTATATTTCCAATACATCATTGAAAGAGCATCTTCTTCGTGTTGAAAAACAATTAAATCTTTTGAATTTAAGATTGCTTTCAACATCCATTGTTTTTGTTCGTCAGTAATTTGTTTCATATTGTCGTTTCTTTTATTTATACAAAGATAGTGCTTTTATTTTATAAAAGCAACTTTCAGTAAAGAACTTTCTTTTAAATCAAAAACATTTTCAATCTTTTTTTTACGATCTTGTTTTCGATTTTCACTTTTGATATAAAGTTCTTCATATTGCTTATCAAGTTCCCAGAAATCTTCTTCTGATTGAAGATTGATTAAGTCAAAGTAATATTCTTTTGTTTTACTCATAGTTATTATATTATAGATTATTGTTAATGTTGGATTACAAATATACAAAATTTATTTTAAACTTTTTGACTTTTAACCAATATATATTTTATCAAAGCAATCACAAGCAATAACAAGATTAACGGCAACATAACACGGGCAATTAAGAGGTAAAAGATAATTAAAGTAAATTAGACATGGCTCATCGGAGATTTATTCTGCTGATAAATATGCTGTAATGGCAATGGGGGACTTGTTGTAATACTTATATTGTATATTCGATAAGAAGATTAATAAACAGAAAATCTTTTTCATTTGATATAGTTATAGGGGCCGAAACTAATTGATGTTAATGAAAATAAATCCTACACGAAATCCTTAAAAATAAGATTTAGGTCAGTAATACTAATACTCAATAGGGAAATATGTTAAATTCATAACCCGAGAAATCAACTGAGTATGTGCCGAACGGAGGTGGGCTACAATAGAGAGGTAGCATCGGAGTTAGCGCTGGAATATAGAAATTAAAAGGTCTATATTAGAATTCATTAGATATAATTAATGAAGGTTGTAAAACTCTCTATGTTCTGTTGATAAATAAATCTATAAACTTATCAATATTACAATCCGACCAAATATTGAATTTGTAATCTATATTTGATATTCTGTTTAATCTTCCACCCGCTGGGTAGTAATCATAAACAAATCCATCAAATTCAAACTTATAAAAATGTTGATAAACATTAACATGATACTTATTCATAAAGTCAGGCAAAACTTCCGCTTTGAACCTTTCAACATTTTTCTTTTTTTCTATTTTAGTTGCCATTTAATCTTTCAGTTTTAATCTTTGAATTTTAATCTTTAATTTATTATTTTGATAAAACTTTCTGTTCTTTGCTTTATCACAATCCTTACAATAAGGTCGTAAGCCATCTTTATCACGCTTCTGACCGTAGAAATCGCTCAACGATTTCGTTTCCAAACATCTTTTACATTGCTTCATAAAACAAAGATAAGGAACTTATTTCAATCTGGCAAGTTTAAAATAAAAAAAGAGCAAGAAATATTAAAAACTTGCTCTTTTCATTATATGATTGAACGAATAAGATAAGGTAAAATCAATAACAACCAAAGGCGATTATCTTATTCATATGTTATATTAAAAAGGTTTGCCTTTGTTTTAAATAAACTTAATTATTATTTCATCATATAACAATAAAGGAAAAAATATTATGAATATCGAAAAAGTAAATATCAATTCAGTAAAAGCAAATAAGTTAAATCCAAGGATTATCAAGAACGATAAGTTTTATAAACTTGTAAATTCAATCAAAGAATTTCCTGAAATGTTGAAAATCCGACCAATCGTTGTTGATGAAGATATGATTGTTCTTGGTGGTAATATGCGTTTGAAAGCGTGTAAAGAAGCCGACTTAAAAGAAATATGGATCATTAAAGCAAACGACTTAACAGAAGAACAAAAGAAAGAATTCATTATTAAAGATAATGTTGGTTATGGTGAGTGGGATTTCGAAATCTTAAAATCAGATTGGGAAGAAGAACTTCTTGAAGATTGGGGCCTTGATATAGATTTCATTGAAGTTAATGTTGATGACGATGAAGATGATGAAGAAGAAGAACAACCAAACATTAGTCAGTTATGGTTCTTAAATATACAAATGGATAACGAAGCACAATGCCAGATGTGGTATGAAAAGTTATCATCAGAAGGATTAAATTGTAAAATCGTTCAATAAAAAAAGAATAACAAATATGAATTTTCCAAAAAAAATAGAAATCAAATTACAAAGTGATGTTTTCAAAAACTTTCGATGCCAGATGGCCGCAAATTCACTCGACATCGATGCTGAAAAGAAATCAATTCATCAATTAACAATCAACAACATAAATATACCAGAAGATTGGAACATTGGTTTAATCTATGGTTCATCAGGTTCAGGCAAAACAACATTAGTTAAAACTTTATTTGGTGAAAAAACATTTGATATTGAAATCAATGAAGATGAACCGATTTTAAATCAAATGCCAAGCGACTTAACTTATGAAGAGTGTGCTAACTTATTAAGCGGCATTGGTTTGAATTCTGTGCCTTGTTGGATCCGACCTGTTAAAACACTTTCAAACGGCCAACGAGCAAGAGCAGAAGCCGTTCTTTTAATGTGTCGTGCCTTAAAAGGCGAAATCGTTTTCATCGATGAATGGACTTCTGTTGTCGATCGAACCGTAGCAAAAGCAATGTCGTTATGTTTATCAAAGTTCGCAAAAAGAAATAACAAAAAGATTATCTTGTTAAGTTGCCATTATGATATCATCGAGTGGTTATTACCTGATTGGATGATTGATTGTAATAAACAAGAATTCATACTTCCGAAAGCGGAGGATTTTTTTTTTGAAAGAAGAGATGAACTCCAATTCGACATCAAAGAAATCGATAAATCAACCTGGAAGTATTTTAGCAAATATCATTATTTAAGTGATAAGTTGCCCGCAGGAAGAATTTACTTATATGGAATATTTCACGGCGATAATCAAATTGGCTTTCAATGCTTTGCGAATTACACACCAAAGGCAAAAGGTCAGCCGTGGCAATTTCATTTCAACAGAACGGTTATACATCCAGATTATAATGGTTTAGGATTAGGCATTAAACTAATTAATGAAACATCAAGATTACTTCTTGATAAACTTCCAACAGAAGGATTATCCAATTCACAAGATGGTTTTAAGATAATGGGTAAGTTTTCATCTATTCCAGTTTTCAAAGCAATGTCGAAACAAAAGTGTTGGAAGTTTCTTGGTGAAAAAAGAACAATGGGTGCCTTAAAAGGTGGAGCAAAGTTTGGAAGAGCAGAAGCCGATAAAAAGAAAGCAAGTAATGGTTCTTATTCAGGTGGTTCAACATCTGGTTTCAGGCAATATGGAATAAAAACATTTCACTTTGAATTTAAATATAATAAATATGTTTTATGAAATATGATGTTTATAAAATAACAATTGACGGCACAACAAGATATGTTGGTTATACTGGTGATCTGAAACAAAGACAAAATCAACACAATCGACTATATAAGATAGGCAAGAAAAAGATTTTGTATAATAATTTAAGAAGAAGAAATTATGAAGGTGAATTAAATCTTGAAGTAATAAAAACATTTACAACGAAAGTAAGGGCAAAAAGATATGAGTGTTATCTTATCTTAAAAGATTACTTTACGAAAAATGAACTATGGCAAAGAGTGCCACGAATAACTGATATTTAATAAATGAAACACGATCAAAAAAGAAATAAAGAAATGTTGCTGAAAGCACTTGAAAAGTCATTAGGCATCGTTTCAGCGGCTTGTAAAGATGTTGGTTTATCAAGAGATACTTTTTATGATTACTATAAAAAGGATGAAGAATTCAAAAGAAAAGTTGATGAACTAAATGAATTCACACTTGACTTTGTTGAAAGCCAATTGATGAAAAAGATTAAAGAAGGATCTGAAAAGTCAATTCAATTTTATATGCGATATAAAGCAAAGAAACGAGGATATACCGACAGCATTGATATTACAACAAATGGTGATAGCATAACAGATGTTAATGTAAGAATAATTTATCCAAGCGACAAAATCGACAATAGTAAAGAAAATGAAGATTGATATCAAAGGTTCATATAACTTGGATCGTTTATTGAAATCTGATAAACGATTTCACTTATTGGTTGGTGGTTCAAGGTCAGGTAAAACTTACGCGATTATACAATGGATTTTAATTTATTGTTTTAAGAATAAGAACAAAAAGATTACAATCGCAAGAAAAACATTTCCAGCACTTCGTATGGGTGCTTATCGTGATTTTATTGAAATCTTAAAAGCATATGAAGTTTATGATGTTAATAAACATAACAAGTCATCACACAACTATACATTGAATAATAACCTTATACAATTCATATCAGTCGATCAATCAATCAAGTTAAGAGGTTTATCACACGATGTTGTGTTTGTTGATGAGGTTAATGAATTAACAAAAGAAGAAGCAGATCAGTTGTTTATGCGAACGACTGAAAGAATTATTATGGCTGAAAATCCATCTGACGCAATTCACTGGTCGTTATCATATCAAAACAATCCTGACGCTGATTATACACATTCAACTTATAAAAACAATCCTTTCTTACCACAAGGCATTATCAATCAGATTGAAAGTTATAAAGAAACTGATGAAGATATGTGGTCGGTATATGGATTAGGGCTTCCAGCAAGAAACAATGAACTTGTTTATACACATCAACAAACTTATCAAGATAATGACTTACTTGTTTCAGATGGTGAAAAGATGATTAACATTTATGATGATGTTATATACGGCATGGATTTTGGCTTCAACCATCCCACAGCACTGATTAAAGTTTATTTCAAAGATGATCGTATATGGTGTGAAGAAGTTATACATCAATCTTATTTAACAACATCAGATTTAATTCAATTGATGAAAGAAAAGATGGTGCCGTTTGATAAAAGAATATACTGCGACAGCGCTGAACCGAAAACAATTGAAGAAATAAGAAGGGCAGGTTTTGATGCTGTGCCTTCTATGAAAGAAGTTAAGCCAGGAATTGATATGATTAAAAGTTTGAAGTTCTTTATACACGAAAGTTCAGTTAAACTTCAAGATGAGTGCCGTCGATATAAATGGAAGATGCGTGGTGAAATGAAAACAGATGAGCCAATAAGATTGTTCGATGATGGTTTATGTGCCGTCAGATATGCTGTTTTCACTTATATGAATAAAGAAAGAAAAGCAAATGATTATGACTTCGATATTGAATTCATAAATCTATAAAAATAAAACAAACAAATGATAAAAACCTGGGATGATATAACAATCAGCATATGGCAAGAACTTGAAGCGATTGAAGCCGATAATGAAATAACAAGATTTATAAATCAAATATCAATTATCACAGATACTGATATAGATGAAATCAGATCTATGCCTGTAATTAAATTTAATAAGTTAAGAGATGACTTAAAGTTTATGAACGAAGCACCAAATAAAGAAGTTGTTGTTAAGTTTGAAATTGATGGTGTAAAGTATGGCATTATTCCTCAAATGGATTTCATTACAGCAGGTGAGTGGATCGATGCTGAAAACTGGAAAGATAAAGTCGATGAAAACATACATTTATATTCTGCTTTGATATACCGACCAATAACAAAAGAAACGGCAACACATCACGAAATCGAACCTCATACATCATCTGGTTTTCTTGAACGAGCAAATCTATTCAAAGAAAGATTGCCGATAACGACCGTATATGGTGCCGTTCTTTTTTTTTCGAGTTTCGTAATGGGACTTACCAAAGTTTTAGCGGATTATTTGATGGAGGAGCATCAGGAGAACTTGACGAAGATTACGACGACGAAAGCGACCCGAACACATACGAAGAAGCAAAACGATTAGCATTTCAAAAGAATTGGGGTTTATATGATATGTTGGCTCGATTGGCTGATGGCGACCTTCTTAAAATTCAAGAATATTATAAACTGCCAATCAAGTCAGTTTTTAATCACCTTTCATATCAGGTTTCAGGTGGAATAAAAACAAACAAACAAAATTAAAACATATACTAATATGATAGGATATTTAAGTCAAAATGGAGTTAATAAGATGTTTAATCAGTGGGCTGATGCCGATCCAAACATCAATCAATATGGTTTCGGTCAGTTGTATAATGAAAATGGTGAGCCAAAAGTAAAACAAGTTTATGCTGGCATGTGGGTTAATCCAGTCAGCACGAGTGTAAATGAATATACATTACTTCGTCAATATCAAATCTTGATTTATGATTTGGTGTTTCTTGATGCCAATGGTAATTCAAATCAAAATGCTGTTGTTTCTGATTGTGAAGAAATTGCTTTTCGATTAACAAGATTTTTGAATTATCAATCTGACTTATTCATATTATCAGGTGTTCCAACAATTACACCTTTTAACGACAGGTTCGTCGATGATGTTTCAGGAGTTATATTGGATATCACGATTGAGTTTAATGGTGAAAGCAGCACTTGTGAAGATCCTGATTATAACTTCAACATACAAAATAATCAAATATAATGGCACAAAAGAAAATTGGATTTATAGAAAATAACGCACAAGCAGATAAGTTAATCTTAAACAACGGATTAACATCATCAGCATCATATAGATTTGAAGGCGGTTCAAATGTTGATTTCACCTTACCACCAACTGATGGTTTAAGTGGTTGGGCTTTGAAAACAGATGGTTCAGGTAATCTTTCTTTTGGAACCGTTTCAGTCAATACAAGTTCAGGTTCATCAGGAACTTCTGGTTCATCAGGCACTCGTGGAACTTCTGGTTCAAGTGGAACATCAGGTTCGAGTGGTTCTAATGGAACTTCTGGATCATCAGGAACTCGTGGAACATCAGGTTCATCAGGCACAAGTGGTTTAACAGGTGTTTCAGGTTCATCAGGAACAAGTGGAACATCAGCACCAGGATTAACATCTGGTTCATCAGGAACATCAGGTGTAAGTGGTTCATCTGGTTCGAGTGGTTCATCTGGTTCATCAGGAACTCGTGGCACATCAGGATCTTCTGGTTCGTCAGGTTCAAGCGGATCTGCTGGAACAAGTGGTTCATCAGGCACATCAGGTTCTGCTGGCACTTCTGGATCTGCTGGCACATCAGGTTCAAGTGGAACATCAGGTCAATCTGCGGCAACTTTCTTTGATGTTTATATTACAAACTCAACCGTTATATCAAGTTTAACAGCATCAACAAACTGGTCGGCTGGTGGAACTTATTCAGGCACAGCGATTACAGGAACATATCAAGGTCAGAAATATTACAATGGTAAATATTTCTATGAAGCAACTGCTGATAATCAATGGGTTAGAAATGATTTAACATCAATTGGTTCTTTGCCTGATGGAACTCAATCAGAGCCATCTTTGGCTTTCTTAAATGATATCGACACTGGTTTATATCGACTTACATCTGGTGAAATCGGAGTGGCTTCAAATGGAACAAGGGCTTTATGGATCGCAACAAACACCACTTTATTTAGGGATGGAACTGCGGCATTCCCAGGCATTGGCTTTCAAAACGATACAAACACAGGAATTTACAGAAGTGCTTCCGACACACTGGCGGTTTCAGTTGGTGGTAATGCTAATCTTGTTATCGATACTTCACGAGTTGCGGTTCCAACAGGAACAATTGCTTCGCCTTCATTAGTTTTTTCTGGTTCAAACACAACAGGTTTCAGCCGACCAGGCCCTGCGATATTAGGTGTTTCAATTGCTGGTGCGACTGCGGCTGTTTTTGGTGCGAATTTTACACCAACTTCATCAGCCGACACGACTGGTGTTGTAAATCAAATATCATTTGATGATAACTATATTTATATTAAAACTTCTGTTGGATGGAAGCGAGCAACATTAAATACTTTTTAATATATGGCATACTTAAACCCACAATATAATGGTAAGGTCGGAGTTTATAGAACAAACGAAATTGAAAGGTTTGGAACAGCACCTGTTTCTTATGATATTTATGCTGATGAATATTTCGCATTTAAATTTACAGCAACAGCAAAATTAGCCACATCACCATTACAAACAGCATTTGTATATTATAGTTCTATAAGTGGTGTTCCAACAGGTTATTATGTTCCAAACATAGCAATCAACAATTCTGCCTTAAACGAGCCATCAACAATTAGTATATCTGGCTCACCATCTATACCAGCGCTTTATGAACTTAATTCATTATCTTGGGGTGGTTTTAATAATTATCTTGGAGTTGCCAAACAAATCGCAGAATTTGCTGGAAGTGGAAATTGGAACTTTACCGTTGGTTCTTCACCGCCAACAAACACTGAAACAGATCAAACTGACCTTACGATCGGTAATAGTTATTGGTTTATATCAAGGTGGAGTGGTGCCAGTTTTAATTTACAAACAACATACCCAGCATATGGTTCAGCATATCAAACAACTTGTAAAGTTATAAGAGGTGGCGTCTGGGCGACAGCAAGCACATCGGCATATTTTAACTTTCAAAATATTTCATAAAATAAAAATATTATATGAACGAACTGGAAATTATATTAAGAAACACTTACAATCAGTGGGGTAAAGAAACCGTTATCGCAATTCAAAAGAAGATTGATAGTTATAAACTGAACTATACAGGCACATTAAAGAAGTCAGTTCAGTTTATTCCTGGTGCTGATTTAAGTAATTTAGGTCAAGTTATTATCGCACCACCTGCTGATAAGTATGCTGACTTTATGGATCAAGGTGTAAGTGGAACTGAAATAAAAAGAAATTCACCTTACAAATTCAAAGGCACACCGAAAACAATTGGTGGGATGGCTTTTTATCTTAAACCTTGGGCGACTTCAAAAGGATTAAATCCGTGGGCTGTGGCTCATTCAATGGCAAAGAAAGGTATAAAGGCACGCCCGTTCTTTAAGTCAGTTATAGAAGCAAGAACACCGATGCTTGGTGAAATGTGGGCTGATGCCGAAAAAGAATATCTTGAAAGTATGGTTGCGAAATTTAATGCGAGCAAACAATAAACAACAAACCTTTCATAAAACATATTCTATAAAGATAAAGCAAAAAGAATATGGCTATTTCAATTATAAGTAATTTCACATCAGGTAAATATTATCCAACATCAAATCCGATAAATATAACCATCGACAGCAATAATTCTGGTAAATGTAATTTCAGATATATCTGTGATATCTATGTTAATAATGTAAAAGTGTTTTCAGATAAGTTGTTTCCAGATCCTCAAACAGGATATGGCTTCTTTCAAATCAGTCGAGTTTTACAAGATTACACAAAAACATATTTACCACCAACAAGTTCGCAAATATTTAATAATGCTGTTGATGCCAGTGCGCCGACTTCATTGTTTCAAGTTGCTTGTAAGTTCGGTGAAGAATATGATAACTCAACAAATTGTGATGGCACGGTTCTTCAATATCAAAATTTAATTACATCAGCAACATTTTCTGCTTATCAAGGTGTTTTTGATTATGAAGATTTTCCTTCTTATACTTATACAAAATATCTTGTTGGAACTTCATCAACAAACACATCAACAAAGTTTTTAACTAATTCACCTCGTGAAGTTGAATTAACTTATAACGACACTTATTATCTTGACTTTTTATCAAACGCAACACCAGCCACAACGAACTGGTCGCTTGCTGTTGATTTAACTTACTATGATGGTTCAGATGTTGCTTTGACTATTCCTTCAACAAACTTATCAGCAAGAAAAAGATTTAGATTACATGTTGGCCCATATGATATCAATAAATATTACGCAACACCTGTAATCAATCAGTCAGTTTCATCATATAGTGTTTATCTTAAATTTGGCTCGAATATCATTTCAGAAACATTTACTTTCAAAGTAAGAGATCCGAAAACATTTCAAACAAGAATTGGTTTTGTTGGTGCTTTGGGTGGCATCGAACACTTTACTTTCTTTCATAGAAACAATAAGAAGATTGATATCGAAAGAAAAACATATGAAAAAACATTACAAGCAAATTCAGGTGGTGCTTGGAAGTATGCTGTTGGTGATCGAGGAACAACAACATATAAAGTTAATGCCACTGAAAAGCATCTTGTTTCAACTTATTGTGATCGTGCTTCTTCTGATTGGTTATACGAAATGTGGTTATCACCAGAAGTTTTCACTTATAAACGACCTGAATTAAAAACAACAAGAATATATGACGAACTTGGAACATACGATCCAATTCAACCATCAGCAACAAAAATCCTTCTTTGGGTTAATGATGTTGATGATTTAAGTGTTGGTGATTATATTATGGTTCTTCCTGAATTCGTTGATGGTTATGTTGAATTTATCGGAAGATTTCAAATTCAATCAATTACTGGAAACATTGTTGATATCGGTGCGACTTATGGTTCATACTTTCCACCAAAAGAATTATGTGCTTTCATTTATAAAGATACAACATTTGAAAGATTACCGATTGTTATATCTGATAATTCAATCGATGTTAAACAAAAAATAAGTAAGCCAATTGAATATGCGTTAAACTATACAATGGCTTATTCGAAAAATACATTAAAAGGATAATGATTAAAACTCAATTAGTAATATTTCACAGGCCAAACAATGGTAATATAAGCACTGGAAGCGTTGATTATACATCAAGTTATTCTTTAAGAACATTAGGAAACTATAATTCACCTGTTTCACAAACTTCACAAAAATATACAATTCCTGCTGGGCCTCAATCAGGTCAAGGTTTATCAATTGACTTATATGATGATGTTCCAATTCCAATTACATTTTCAATTCTTGATATTCGTGAGCCAGATAAAAGAAAAACATCTTGGTCGAAAACGATAACTATTCCTGGAACAAAGAATAACAACAGAATATTTTCACACATCTATGAAATCGGTCAAGATGGTTGGATTACAATTGGCGGTCAATCTTTATACGAAGGTTTCAATCCAAACTTGGCAAAAGAAATCATTTTACTTAATGATGGAATTCAAGTTTTGAAAGGTAATCTTCAAATGAAAAAGATTAAGCGTGATAAGAACGGAAACATCGAATATGAAGTTGCCTTAAATGGTGATTTAACTTCTTTATTCTATGATGTTGGAACAACAAAACTTGCTGACCTTGATTTCAGTGAGTGGGATCACGATTGGTCGAAAGAAACAATTGAAAATTCTTGGAAAGGTTTGCTTCAAAAGGCAAACAACGGATCAACATATTCAATTACAAATGGTTCAAGTAAATCAATTAAGTCATTGTATAGAGATCCTAAAACAGGAAGATTAGGAATTGAAACTTATACAGCACACGGCTTGCTTGAAGATGATTGGGTTTTTCTTGATTTGAAAACAGATGTTTCTGGTTCAGAAGCACTTAACGCCGCAAAAGGTGAGTTCATCATAACCGAAAGAACATCACTTTATAAGTTTGTTGTGAATTACTTTTATCCTGTTATCTTAATGAGTTCAGGTTCAACGGTTAATCTTCCAGCAGGATCTGTATGTTATAAAAGAACAGCCAATGGTGTTGGTTATATTTATCCTATGATTTCTTGGGGTGAAGAATATGATTACAACTCATTTGCCGTAAGTTCGTTCGTGCCTGGTTTCTATGTTAAAGAAATCTTTGATAAGATAATGAAAGAAACAAAATCAACTTATGAAAGCACTTTCTTAAATAGTCAATTCTTTAAAAGATTATTTGTTATTCAAAAGAAAACATCTTATGACTTAAATCCTTCTGATATTCAAAACAGAAGATTTCTTGTTGGAACAACGCAGTCATATTTAACTGGTGCTTCTTATCGTGCCGTTCAGAATTGGTATAATCCTAATTTTGCTAATCCAGACACGACGGCAACGGCTTCTTTATTTCCTTCAACATTAAGTTTGAATATGCCTTTCAAATCAGAAAAAGGTGTTGGCTTAACGGTTTCATATTACGACTATGGTTTAACATCATCAAACATTTATGGCAACTGGGATCAGTCAGTTTATTCTTGGAAGGTTCAAGATACTGGTGAATATAGATTATCAGCCAATATAAGATTATCAGCGTGGATTGATATGAACGGTTATGATGGTTCGCCTGCTGATGGAACAGCAAGTTTTACATTAAATGATCCAAAGTATGTTTATTATACTGGGCCTTCTTATTGGGCGCCAAGTGGGCCTGTTGGAAGCAACGCAACAGGTATGGCAATCAAAGCAAAGATAATGCGAAGAAGAAATGGTTTCGTTTCTGAAATCGGAACAAACACAACAAGTTTAGTAATGAACTCAAATTCAAGTTGGCCTAATTCAAACTGGAAATATTTTGGTCGTTATCAGCCAACAACTTGGGAAAACTTATCATTAAACATTACATCAACAAGCACTTACTTTGCTGAAAATGATGAAGTGTGGATTGAACTTTCACATTTCGTTCAAGCAAGGCCAGGTTCTTGGTATTCAAATCAAGGAAGAACAACAGGAATTGCTTTCTATGAGTGGTATAATCCGCCAGGGTCAGATGATCCGCCAGAAACTTATGATATCAATGGTGAATTTTATTACAAGGTTGAAGCAGGTTCATTTGTTGTTAATGATCCTTCACCTAAATCAACAGAAGGTTCAGTTATGAGATCTTCAAATGCTTTGCCAAAAGATATGGCTTGTAAGGACTTTCTTCTTGCGATTATTAAATCTTTTAATCTTCACATTGAAGGTGATAAGCAAATTGAAAGAAAATATTACATTGAACCTCGTGATGAATATTATAAAACTGGTTCAGGTGGTTTAACTGACTATGTTGATTGGAGCAACAAGATTGACGAAACATCAATTGATATTATTCCAATGGGCGAACTTATTGCCAAGTATTATACATTTCAAAACAAACCTGAAAATGATTACTGGAACAAAAAGTTCAAAGAAGATCGTGGTCGTGATTACATGTCTTATACAAAAGAAATTGAAAATGATTTCTTAAAGAACGAAAGTAAGATTGAAATTCCTTTTGGTTCAACCGTGATGATTAACAATCCATCAGATACTGATATTGTTATGCCTGCGATTTTACAAAAAGAAAGTAATGCGAACAAACCAGTTTCGAATTCATTACCAAGAATGCTTATTTATGGTGGTTTAAGGCCATATACGGCACAAAGAGGTGGTGTGTTAGGTAAAGTATCATCAGCAAACGGATCAGCGATTGGATGGGAGTTATTATCGTCATCACAATCAACAACTATATCAGCAAGTTCATCTGCTTATCCGCAATATCCTTATGCTGGAACGGTTGATAATCCAATCGATCCAATTTATGATATTAACTGGTATAATATGGAAGTTGGTGATTTCGTTTATTGGGATATGGCTCGATGGACTAATGAAAACTTATACAACAAATATTGGTCGAACTTTATCAGAGAAGTAAGTGATCCAGCATCAAAAGTAATTTCTGCTGATATGCGATTAACAGCAAAAGATATTTATGAACTTGATTTCAGAAAGATTTATGTTATCGATAATAATTATTTAAGATTACAAAAGATAATTGATTACGATCCAGTAAATGATGGTTTAACAAGATGTGAATTCTTAAAGTTGAAATCACCTTCAAAGTTCAGAAGAAAATCACAGATTGTTGATTATTCAGGTATGTCGGATATTGTTTTTGAAACTTATACAACAACAACTGCGGCGGCAATAAAAGGAACTATACTTGAAGTCGCACCAGCAAAAAGAAGACCCGATCTTGGTTATACAAACACGAACTCAAATTCAAATCTTTCGAATTCAGCAAGTGTAATGACTAATGGTTTATCAAACTATGTTTCATCTGGTGTTAAGAACGCAAAGATAAACGGAAATGAAAACGCAATCGGTGCTGATGTTATAAATGTTAATATCACATCAGGTGATGGAAACTATATTGCTGGTGGTGTTAAAAATGTAAATATAATCGGAACTGATAAGAAATATATTTCAGAAAGTGATGTAACCTATATCAACGGCATTAGATATAAAAATGGTATAGCCATATCAAAGTCAAATGTTATCAATGGTGGTTTCAATATGGCGATTGTTCGTTCATCCGACAGCACAAATGTAAATGTTATCAACGCATCAGAAGATGTTGTAATAACATCAGGAACATCAAACTATGAAAACATAATCAATGCTGGAATTGACGCAATCTTGCCAGATGTTAAAGAACTTGGTATATCATCAACATTGAACCCAACACCAAGAACTTCATTGGCTGGTTCTTACAACTTGGCAATCGGAACTCAATCTTATGTTGAAGTCGTTCGTCAAGCACAAGCAAATGTTTCGCTTTCATAAAAACAATTAATAAAAAACAAAACATAATTAGTATATGGCAAAAATAGAACAATATTCAAGAATAATCAATCACGCTGTTTCAACAAGTGGATTAGCATTTACGGTTCCTTCATCAAACGATCACACTGACGAAACTTGGTTGGCAACAGATTTATACATTGCTGAACTTGGCGTCAATGTAACCGACGACACCGTTTATGTAAGAACAAATAATGGAATTGTTAAACTGGCAACAGCAACATCATCAGCAGGTGTGGCACAAGTATGGAGTTTTAATTCACCGAACATTGTTATCGGTTCAACATATTCAGCATCAGCAATTACAAGAAATTCAAGTTCATATACTGATTTAGGTTCTTCATCTTTAAGATTTAAGGATATCTATGTTGGTGGAAGTTCAACTGGTAATTCAACAATTGATGTTAATGCTGGATTATGGTTAAAAGAAGCAACCGACAGCATCTTAACAACAAATAATGTTGCTTCAACAAATGCTCCAATTGAAATCGATGGAAGTTCAAATGTAAATAAGGATCGAGTTCTTAACTTAAATTCAAGATACATAACTAATTCAGGTTCAACTAATTACAATGTTTCAATCGCATCACAAACCGTAAGTATGACGAACAATTCAAAAGCCGTTGTTATTGCTGGTTCAGATGTTTCATTACAAGATGGTATTTCAAATATAGTTCATTTAGGAAAAGGTTATTCGAAAACTGACCTTGAAGACGACCAAGTTGTTATTGGTGGTTCATCAGCCGTAAGAGGCACAGCAGATGATGGTTCAACAATCTATAACAATTCTGACTGGATTACAAAGCAATCAAAGATTACAACAACTGACGCAACAATGGTCGATCTTGTTTCAATTCCTTGGTATGATGCTTCACTTTATGGTGAATTAATTCAAATCAAAACTTACATTATCGCAACTTCAATTGATGATGCTTCTGTTGCTTATTCATCTGAAATAACAGGAATTTATTCAGCAAATGAAAGTGCTTTGATTACAGAAGTTGGTTTGCCTGTTCTTAATCAATGGAGCGTTGATGGATTAGATTGTTTTACTGAAATGACGGCTGACGCATCAGGTGTTTATGTTAAAGTAAAAGGTGATGCTTCATATACGATGAAGTGGCTCGCAACATATTCATATCACAGATTAATAAACATATTACCATAAAATAAAATAAAACTTAAATGGCAGATTTTCAATTAAATGTCGTTCTTAATGGCGCACAACAAACGGTTTCAACAATTGCTGAAATTGAAGCGGCATTAAGGCAAACAAAAGAAGAATTAAAAAATGTTGCGGTTGGTTCAAAGGCCTTTGAAGATTTATCAGCACAGGCACAGAAACTTCAATTTCAATTCAAAGAAAACTTTAAGGAAGCAACAAACTTTTATCAATCACTTGGTGATCTTGGTGAAAGTGTTGGTCGTTTAGGTGCCACAATTACATCTGGCTTTACAATCGCAACATCAGCCGTGGCTTTATTTGGTTCTGAAAATGAAGAAATTACAAAGGCGGCTCAAAAGGCACAAGCAGGACTTGCGCTTGCTTATTCATTTACAACAATCGCAACAAACGCAAAACGATTATCAGAAGATTTAGCCAATGTTGCGACTTCATTAGGAATAAACTTAACAAGAACAAAAACTGCTGTTAATGAATTAGACACAGCGGCAACGATTGGAAACACCGTGGCAGAAGGCGCCAACACAACAGCAACGGTTGCTAACACAGCGGCAACAGGAGCACAAGCCGTGGCAACAAAAGGAGCAACAATCGCTCAACAAGCAATGAATGTTGCGATGAAGGCAACGCCAATTGGTTTGTTGATTGCTGGTTTAACAGCACTTGTTGTTTATTGGGATGATATCTTTGAAAGTGTTTCAAATGCCGAACAAGCCGTTCTTGATTATAACGAAGCACAAAAGAAAGTTAATGATGACTTGGAACAAAAAACCTTCAAAACAATTGGTGATGGTGTAACCAAGTATAATGAATTAAGAAATGCGATTGAAGGCGCATCTGATGTTGGTTCAAAACAAACTTGGATTAAAGAAGCACTTAAAGATTTGCCTGAATTATCAGCATTGACTGGTGAAGAAGCCGATGCGGCTGAAAAGGTCACCAGTGCTTTACAAGTTCGTGCGAACCTTATTGGTTATGAAGCCGAACGAGCAGAAATCATTGAAAAGATTGCTAATCAAGAAGCAAAGATTGTTGAATATAATAAAAACTATGGTAAAGGTTCAAAAGAACAACAAGAAATTCTTGCCGCTCAATCTGATGAAGCATTAAGATTAGTTAATTATTATAGAACTTTATTACCTGGAATTGAAGATAGCATTTCAGCACAAAAGCAATTTCAAGAAGGAATTATTAAAGCAAATAAAGAACTTGAAAAACAAAGAAAAGCCGAAGAAGATGCGGCCGCAGAAGCAAAAAGAAAAGCCGAAGAAAGAAAGCGTGCTTTTGAAAAAGCATATGCTGATATTAAGAAAAGTGTAAGCGACACCTTAAAAGAACTTGCGAAGATTGAAAAAGATTATGATCTTGAAGTTCAAAAGGCAAAATTCACAACTAAACAAGAAGAAGTTCAATTTGAAATCGATCAAGAAAAAGCAAAGATTGAAGAAATCAAAACAACATCTTTGAAAGAAGTTGAAGATGCCAGAAAGAAAGGCGTTCTTAAAAAAGGTGAATATGAAAAAGCAAATGCTGATATTATTGCCGCTGAAAAGAAAGCACAAGATGAATTAATTCTTGCTGGTGAAGCACGACTTAAAGTTGCGATTGAAGAAGATAACCTTGTTAAAGAAGCAAGATTAAAGAACATTGAAGAAATCAAATTGGCAAATAAAGTTCTTGAAGAAGAAACGATGTTTGGTGATCAGAACACGGCTGATAATAAAATCAGATTTGCTTTGAATTCAGCAAAACTTCAAGTCGAACAATTAAACTTATTGGCTTCATTAAATCAAGAAGATCGTCAAGAATTTATTGCTGGTTTGAAAGAAGAAGAACAAGCGCAGTTTTCATCTTTTACAACAAGAATATTTGACTATAAAGAATATTTGAAAAAGAAAGAAGAATTGATAAAGGCACAATTTGATGTTGAGGAAAAACTTGCCATTGCTGATGCTGACGCACAAGGAAAAAGAATTGTTGAAGAAAATAAAAAGAACTTAAAAGAAAGATTTGCTGTTGAAATTGAGGAAGTTAAAAACGGAACAAAAACTGAATATAAGATTAAAGGTAATATTACGAAAGAAGAAGAAGCCATTATTCAAGAAAATTTAAGAAAGCAACAAGCAAACGCAACAGAACAAACTGAAAAAGAAAAGGAAAGAATTCAAGGTGAGTATAGAATTAAAAGAAAAGATAATGAAAAGAAAACCGAAGATGAAATCCTTGCTTACAAGTTAAGTCAAGTTCAGAAATATACAGATCTTGCGGCTCAAATCGCAAATGCTGTTTTAACAACAATTTCTGCTTTTAATGAATTGGCAAAAGTTAATTCTGAAAACTTTTTAAGGGAACAGCGTGATTTGACGGCTCAACAAACAAATGATTTAAATGTTGAGTATAATAATCAACGAGCATTATTGGATGAAAAACTTGCGGCTGGTGTTATATCACAAGAACAATATAACAACACGATTGATGAATTAAACAAAAATCTTACTAATTCAACTGATAAATTAAATAAAGCATTTCGTGATAAAGAACTTGCTGAAAAGAAGAAAGCATTTGAAAGTGATAAGAAGTTAAAAACAGCACAGGCAATCATATCAGGAATTCAAGGTGCCGTTTCAGCATTTACTGGTGCGTTTCAATTAGGCCCGATTGCGGGTCCGATCGTTGGTGGTATATTATCAGCACTTGTTCTTGCGACGACTGCCGCACAAGTTTCAGCAATTCAAAAAACAAAGTTCGACAGCGGCGCACCTGAAATCACAGCACCAAACACTGGTGGCGGTGGCGGTGGTGGAGGCGGAACTGGCGGTGCGGCTTTAAGTCAAGCGGCAACTGGTGGTTTCACAGGATTTTCACCAACATTAACTGGCTCACCAACAACTGGTGGAGGTGGAACAACAGAAGGTGGTTTTGTTGGCGGATCACAACGAGTTTATGTTCTTGAAAGTGATATTACAAATTCACAAAGAAGGGTTTCAACACTTGAAAGTAATGCGACTTTTGGATAAGAAACAAATATACAAAAATTAACATATCAAATATGAATAAAGATTTACCTATTTATGATATCATCTTAAAAGACGACACACAAGGTGTTGGTGTGATATCATTAGTTGATGAACCAGCAATTGGCGTTGATTGGATTAAGTTATCAAAACAAGCATCAATGGCGTTCAAAGCAAATAAAGATAAACAATTACTTTACGGCCCGTTTTTAATTCCTAATATGCTTATTTATCGTCATGACGAAAAGATGGGTGAATATTATGTAAGGTTCAGTAAAGAAGAAATTGAAAAGATTGCCACGAAGTTTAACGAAGATCTTAACAATAAGAATATCACATTTCAACATACAGGTGAAAGCGTTGATGCTTTTGTGGCGCAGAATTGGGTTATCGATGGCGAACAAGATAAATCACATAATCTTGGTTTCGATTTACCAGAAGGATCGTGGTTTGGCGCTGTAAAGATTAAAGATGAAAACTTTTGGTCGGATAAAGTCAAATCAGAAGAGGTTAAAGGATTTTCAGTTGAAATTCTTGCTGAATTAGAAATATCACTAAAAAATAAAGAACAAAAAATGGAAAACGAAATTAAATTATCCGAAGCAAAGTTGGCTGACGGAACTCCTGTTTATTATGATGGCGAATTATCACCAGAAACAATCATTTATATGGATCCAGAAATGACGCAATTGGCACCAGATGCGGATCACGAATTGGAAGATGGAACAATCATCACAACAAAAGATGGCGTTGTAATGACGATTACACCAAAAGTTGAAGAAGAATTGGCTGAACCAGTAATGGCACCAGAAGCGGCACCATCAGCATCACCATTAACAGCAGAAGAAATTTCAGCAATGATCGACCAAAGATTTGCTGACTTAATGGAAGAAATTTCAAGAATGAAAGAATTAATCGGTGAAGGTCAAACAGATATGGCTAACTATAAGAAAGAAGTAAATGAAAAGTTTTCATTAACTCCTGCTGTTGAAACGATTAAGAAAAACGAAGTTAAAATTGACGATAAGTTTGCGAAAGTTGAAAGCAGAATTCGTGAATTTGCGAAAAACAAATAACAAAAACAAAAATCAGGTTTTTACTATATTAAAGTATATAACCACAAAAAATAAAATTAAATAAAATGGCATTAACAGATAATACCACTTTTTACGGAAAAGACGCAGAAGGTTTTTTCAAAAAAGTTTTAACAACAGGTTTGGCTAAAAACGAATTGACTTTGGTTCCTAATGTGAAATCAAAAATCAAATTGGCTTATTCCGATTTAGGGAATATTCTTCAAGCAGAAGATTGTTCTTTTTCATCAACAGGTGAAGGTTCTTTGAACCAAAAAACAATGGAGGTTTGCGATCTTAAAGTAAATCTTGAATATTGTGCTACGACTTTCGAAGCAAATTATTTATCGGCTCAATTAAGAGCAGGTTCAAACAACGAAGAAGTAATGCCAACATCATATGCTGATTTCGTTGTAAATTATGTTGCTGAAAAAGTAAGTTCAGATTTGGAAAAAGTAATGTTCCAAGGAAACACAGGAACGGCTTCTTATCCTTATTCTTTATGTGATGGTTTAATCAAACAATTACAAAATGACGGTGATGTTATCGATGTAAGCGCAACTGCTTCTTCAATCACTTCAACAAATGTTGTTGCTGAATTAAACAGATTATTAAGTGCTGTTCCATCAGAAGTTCGCTCACAAGCAAATTTCAAAATCTTTGTTTCACAAGAAATCGCTTTCGCTTACAAACAAGCACAAGCATCAACAACAGGTGGTTTATTCCTTGTTGGTGATAAAGAATTGAATTACTTAGGTTTCAGAATGATCCCAACATCAGCATTAGGTGCTAAACAAATGGTGGCTTTCAATTCTGATAAAGTTTTCTTCTTAACTGACTTGGTTTCAGATTGGGATGATATCATCATCATACCACAAAGAAACATCAGCGGAGCAAGAACAGAAAGATTTGCGACATCTTTGAAATTTGGTGTTAATTATCTTTACGGTAATGAGATCGTTCTTTACGCATAATAAGTAATCCAATAAGGATAAAAAAATTAAAAAATTAACAATATGGCTTGTGTATCATTTTCAGGCGGAATTTCCAAAGATTGCGAAAACAATATTGGTGGTTTATCAAAAGTTTATTTAATTGACTTTGATAACATCACTGGTTATACTCAATCAGGTGGAACCGTTTCATCAATAACATTAGCAGCAACGACTTCTTTCTATGAATTCCAATTCAACAGAAATTCGGCAACATTTACCGAAGATTTAGTGAAGTCAGTTGAGGCGGGGTCTGCTTTATTCGAGCAAACCTTAACGCTTACAATTCCAAGAAGAGATGTAAGCAAAAGAAACACTTTGAGTTTATTAACACAAAGAGATCTTGGCGTAATCGTAAAGGATAGTAATGGCCTTTACTGGTATGCTGGTGCTGTCGAAGGTATGTATTTATCTGAAAGCACTTCAACATCTGGAACAGCGAAGGCTGACGGATCAAACTATGTTTTAACCCTTAAAGGTTTCGAACAAGTAAGATCATACGGTGTTGCTCCTGGCATCATTGCGGCACTTGTTGCTTAATGAATTTCCACTACGAATAGATTTGAAAAAAGCCACGACCTAATAAGTTGTGGCTTTTTTCATTTAAATAAAAACAACTTTCTTTTTAACAACATATCATATAAATAACCTTAAAGAAATGATATACTTAACACCAGGAATAACACAATCAGTTTGGATGAGTTTAAGGGAAAGCATCAGTTATGGTTCAACAGCAAGTTTCAAATTCACCTTCACAAATGATATGACGGGCAACAGCAAAATCTTTTATCCAACAGATTTACAACCCGACAACAAGTGGAGCCGATTTGATATTGTTGCTGGAACACCTGAAAACTTACTTATTCCTCGAATTGATATGCGCCAAGGTATGTGGTCGTATAAAGTCGAGGCTGGAACGACATTACTTGAAACTGGCAAAGTTATGGTTGAAGAAACAAAAGATTGGATTACTTTGGATCGACCAGCAAAAGATATTAAGGTTTTAAAAAGAAATTAAACTATGGCACTATTCGACAGATTTAGCAGAAAACCAGAACCCGTAAATGAAGCGGAAAAATTAAGCGGCGCAATAATGGAAACAATCAATATGAGATCGATTGATTTACCAATGCCGAAAGAACAACGAGGTTATGACTGGGTTTTATTTGGCCCAAACAATCAGTTTCCAATTGAAATTCTTGAATATAGAAATTCAAGTTCAATTCACGACAGCATCATTGAAAGTAAAACAAACTTAATTGCTGGAAACGGCTTTATGTTTGGATTAACTCGTGAAGAAAGTAATGAATTTTTGGTTGATAATTGGAAGTTGGTTCCGTTTTGGAGCAAACTTGATAAAGTGTTTTGGATGGTCGCAAGAGATCAGCAAACATTTGGTTATTCTTGTTTTGAAGTTATTTATTCAATGGATCGAACAAGAATTGTTGATATCAACTGGATTGATGCTTCAAGAATTGCTTGTGGTAAAAAAGAAAACGGAAGCATAGATGATTATTATTATTCAGAAAATTGGAGTAATGTTAAACAATATCCACCAAGAAAGATTGAAGCGTATAACCCAAACAAAGATGGTGTTCGTCAATTGATGTTTATTAAGCGTGATGATAACAATATGGATTATTATTCTTTGCCTTATTATTACAGCGCACTTCGTTGGATTAAAGCGGATGGATTAATGGCTGAATATAACTTATCAGCAATATCAAATGGCTTTTCACCTTCAATGGTTTTCAAGTTTTATAGAAAGCCAACACCAGAAGAAAGAAGGATGAACGCAGAAGGAATTAAAGCACAACACGGTGGCGCAAAGAACGCAGGAAAAGCAATCATACTTTATTCTGACGGAAAAGATTTGGCACCAGATGTTGATAAGATTGACGCAACTAATATTGACGCAAGATTACTTCAAGTTGCCGATCAAATCGTTCAACAAATCATTACAGCACACAGGGCACATCCTCAATTATTAGGAATTCAAACTCCTGGAAAATTAGGTTATTCATCTGAATTACTCCAATCTTGGGAAATCTTTGATGCGATGGTTATTCGACCAGAAAGAAAACTTGTGTTCGATGCGTTCAAACAAGTTCTTGCTTACAATGGTGTGGTAAGAGTTCAAATTGAACCACTTGTTCCAATAAAAATTATACAATAAATATGGCAGCAACATTTTCAGCATTAATCATAGATGATGTTTATTTAAAACAATATACGCCACTTGGTAAGTCAGTTGATATTGACGAAATTTATCCATTTGTCGAAGAAGCACAAGATGTTTATATTCAGGATGTTTTAGGAACACCTTTATATAACGATATAATCTATAAACTATACGCAGGTATAACTTATTCAGCCGTTGAAATGACTTTGGTTGATATTTGTTCGAAAGCACTTGCTTACTGGACTATGTATATGGCTTTGCCGCATTTAGCAATCAAGATAAGAAATCTTGGTGTGGCTCGACCAGTTGCTGAAAACGCACAGATATCATCAATGGAAGAATTAAAGTATATCAGGGAAGAAATGAAAAATCTTGGTGAATTCTGGAATACTCGTGTTGTTAATTTCTTATGTGCGACTTCAAATCAATTTCCTTTATACGATGCGGCAACTGACGATATGTATCCATCTGTGCGTCAATATGATAGCGATATTTATCTTGAAGATGGTTATAAAGATTTAACCTATGAAGAATTAAAGTTCTTAAAAAAATATTTATCTTAAATGGCGACGATTGATATATTAACAATGATCGGTGGTGTTATGCTGGCGATAATCGGATATTTCTTAAAATCAACAATGGGTGAGTTAAAAGAAGTTAAAGAATTATCTTATAGAACGAAAAATCAATTGGATATTCTTAAAAACGACCATACAAATAAGTATGCGAATATAACCGATAAATTCGATGAATTAAAAACCGCTGTTGTTGATTTAACGAAAGAAATTAAAGAATTAAATAAAAGAAGCAGATAATGGCAATAAAAAACCTTTTAATAAAAAACAATCACTACGATGGTGTAAGAGCCGTTATAACCGCATCACAAAGCGGCATAACAAATTATTACTATACAGAAGCACAAGGTGATCGATTTTATTATACAATTACAGGAGCAACAGCATCACCAAGATTGGAAACGGTTACCTTTGATGCTTACTTATCATTTACTATGTCGGGTTCGGCAACATATACATTTGATATTATTCCGATGCGTGCTGGTGAAACTTGTTTTCTTGATGTAAGCACAACTGCTGTAAATGCTGATTGCTCGAAGGGTTATATCGCAAAAACATTTGGTGGTTTTAGGCATACAGGAACAACACTGGCAAAAGTTCAAAATCAAATTGATATACAAAATCATAGTGATTTTTCATCAGCAGTTAAAATGGATTTTCAGGCATCAGGAACAGCATCAGTTCAAATGATTTTAACAGGTCAATCAGGTGAAGTAATTGATTGGGATATTTACTTAAAATATACAAAAGGTTATCATACATTAACGACTGGCGGAAGTGGTGGTGGTGGTGCTTCACCTTGGTATCCAGTTCCACCAGAAGCATAAACAAGTTGCCGATAAAAAGATATAATAAATATGAACGATAATAATAATTACATATACAAGAAGTTATCAGATGGTCGATATATCAAAGAACTTGATAATAAAATCGAACACCTTGCGTCAGCAGAAGAAGATGCTAAACTGGCAACTGATATTAGATCTTTGTTAAAAGGTGATAAAGGGCTTGATGGAACATCTGGAACATCTGGTCGTGATGGTGTTGATGGTGCTGACGGAAAAGAAGGTAAGATTGGAAGAACTGGTTTAACTGGGCCTCGTGGTTTTAATGGAACATCAGGTTCATCAGGTTCATCAGGTCAAGATGGAACATCTGGTCGTGATGGTGAAAAAGGTGAAAAAGGTGATCGTGGTTTAAAAGGTGATAAAGGCGATCGAGGTGATAAAGGTTTTCCTGGATTACAAGGGCCCGCAGGTCGTGATGGATCTGCTGGTGTTTCAGGAACATCAGGAACATCAGCACCAGGATTTTCATCAGGAACTTCTGGATCTTCTGGAACATCAGGATTATCGGGTTCAAGTGGATCTTCTGGAACATCA